GAGCGCCGTTGTAGACGTAGAACTCCGACAGGCCCATCCAGAAGACCTGATCGTCCACCGCCATCGCTGTCAGAGGGCCGCCGATCGTGATGTTTTCAGAAATGATCTGCACACCAAAGGTAAACGGTGGTCCCAAATACTGCATCGCGTAGAGCGACGTATCCGTAAAAACCAGAATCTGCTGGCGCGTTTCTGCGGCCGTGATGATCTGGGAACCCGAACCCAAGCGCAAATCGCCCGCCGTATTCGTAGGGGACGTCGCCCATTGGGTCAGGCTTTCCTGATTAGAGAACCGGATCAAAAGCGGGTCCTGCACGCCTATGTCGTTTTCAGGGTCGCATCCAAACGCCAAGATATGACGGTCGCGGTCCGATACCATAATTTGCTTGGCAATCGTCGGCGTCGAGCTCGCGCCACTCAGCGACGACAGCGCCACCCCACGAGCCGTGGTCCCCGATGTTTTGTCCCAGTAATAAATCCCGGCGTCCCGCACGTTAAACAACAAGTCCTCGCCAAAGTTGTCGTGGCTCCAGATCCGCAGCTGCGAGCCAGAAACCAGCAGACTTGCGCCAGAGCCCCACGTACTGCGGCCCCACGTGCCCGCGCCCCAGCCGTTGCCGGTGATCGTCGTATCGAGGCCCGTGTTAATCTGATACGCGCCCACAACAACCGCACCGCCGTCGCCGGAGTCGCTGCTGTTCGCAAAGACAGGCGTTGGGGCCAAGCCGCTAGACGTCGTAATGGAAGAAATAGACGCCACGGCCCGCGCTTCGATCAAATAGTTGTTGGCGTCGACAACGCTAACGACCTGATACTCTTGGTTGAGAACTGCCGCCGTGATCTGCGAGCCGAGGCTCGCGGCGCCAGAAAAGGTTACGAAGTCATTGTCCAGCGCACCGTGGCCCGTGTCGCTCACCGTCAGCGTCGCACATTTCACGGCAGCACCGGACAGGTGCGATGCCGGGATCGTGCCGTTTACGCCCCGCGTGACGCCTTCCAAATCGTTGCCTGTCACCGTGGCATAGCGGATTTGCTCTGAGTCAATTTGAATCAATCCCGACGGCGGGAAACCTGTTGAGCTGCTAAGCGGAATAACTGTCTGCAGCGCCGTAATGTCCGCGGACAAAGTGTTGGCGGACGCGGCGAACGTAACGTCGCCGGCCGTGGTCGTGATGCGGATGGGCGTGATGTCAGAATACCCGCCACCCTCGTTGATGTAATATTTCAGGTGGGTGCCAACCCCGAGATACCGACTGCCGTCCAGCGCGACCCAAGGATGCAACGCGCGGCATGTGCCCAAGAAGGTAGTGGCGGACAGCCGAAGCCATCCGCCGATTTTTTCAGGGAACCCGTAGCGAAACCGGACTTTGTCGCAGTCAAACCACCCACCCTCGTTTGAGTAGGACGTGATCTCCCGGTTGATGCCGGGGCGAAACTGCAACTTGGTCAGCGGCATCCACGTGGCTCCTCATTCGTAGTAAGACTTTACATCAGGTCTTACGCCCACGGAACCCCTGCCACGCTCGTCGGATGCTTCTTAGCTTCGATCTGCTGCAACAGGCTGGCCTCTGCGGCGTCCTTGTCCACAGAACCCCAGACCCATGCCAAAACGTCGGCTTCGGTAAGGGTGTCGTAGGGCTTGAAGCCCGCTGCGGTGGCGTCAGGGGTGAAGCCTGCGGTGCTGTATGCGGAGGCGCTGTAGTCCCCATCGACGGCAGTCACGGTCCAGTGAGCAACCGTCACGCCACCATCAGCAGCATTGCGGTCGAGTTGGGAAATCTTCCAAGTAATAGTCGCGGTCATTCTGTTTCTCCTTGTGCCAGCGAGGCGGTGAGCATGTTGACGAAGGCATCACGGCCAACCTGAAGCTGGTCAAGGTTGAACCGTGTCGAACCGATCTTGCGGTCCAGATCAGCAACGTGATTGATGAGCATCTTCTGCTCGTCCGTCAGTTGGTCTTCGGTATATTCGATATTGTTGATCGTGATGACGTTTGGTTTTTTCTCGGCCATCTTGATCCTCCTTTCGGGGTTAGGGGTTAAGTTGTGCCTCAAGGCTTGCGACCTTGGCGGTGAGTTCTTGAACGGCTTTCACCAACGTGGCGACCAAGAACGAGGTGTCCACGCCCTGATACTGCGGGTTGCCCTCGGCATCTACAGCGTCCTTCTCACCCGTTACGCAATCAGGCACGACAGCTTGCAGTTCATGCGCGATGAAGCCTTGGCCGTCCGAGCCGTCAGCCTTCCATGTGTAGGTCACAGGGTTCAACTGGGCAATCTTCGCCAGAGCATCCTGCATGGGCTGGACGTTCTCTTTCAGGCGGTAGTCGGATGATGTGTTGTAGGCTGTGGCAGAAGCAGTGGTTGTAATGGTTCCGACTTGCGCCCCATTTCGGTAAAAACGCTGTGCCGTGGCAGTACCGGACGCCAAAGAGTCGTCAAGATTTAATCCTGATCCAGTACCACCATTAAATACAACCACCATTCTTTCGTCGATGCGACGGGCCGTCGTCGCAACCAGCACGTCCCCGCCACCACTGTTCAAAACAGTGTTATTGCCCTGCCTGTTTATATAAAGCGGCTTGCTGTTATAGGACTGGATTTCGCTGTAACTGGCGTTTGAGTCAAGCGTCAGATCGCCTCCGCTACTGTTGCCACCAGAGCCAGAAAGAGAAATCCGACCATTTCCGTCAGTCGTCCCCACCAACAGTTCGCCTGATGCGTCAATGCGGGCGCGTTCTGTGGCACCAGTGGCAAAAATAAGTTGGCTTCCTGCGATACCAAAAGCGACTTCTCCACCAATATCATTGATGCCAACAAGGGCGTTTCCACCGTAAGCCGCAGCGGTCGAAGTTAAGATGCGCTTGTTGGTCGCCTGAGTTACCTCAAACCTGCCAAATCCAGTAGGCGTTCCACCAATCCCCACGTTGCCCGAGGAGTCGATACGCATACGTTCGCCGTTGATGTCAAAAAGGATTGGATGACCAGATGGAGCGCCGAAGGTCATCTGGCTGCCGTTGCTGATCCAGTAGCCCGCAGCTACGCTGTTGACAGCCAGACCAAACATAGCGGTGGTGGTCCCGTTAGATTGGACAATCCCACGACCGCCAACCGCATATGGGTTACTTGTGCCACCCACCAACAAATTCCCACTCGCATCCAGCGTCATAGCCTGCGTGAAGGTGATCGCGTTGCCTGCGGTGCCGGAGGGGGCAATATACCATTTGTGAGTACCAGCGTTCATGTCGTAGTTGGCAGCCGCTGATCCAGTGCGACCATATCTCCATACGTCGGAAGCGTAGTAACCATTGGCTGAAAGCACAGGCCCGCCACCAGACCCCGAAAACAGCGCGTCCCCAAGCCGACCAATTTCAATGGCCTTAAACGCGCTATTCCAAGCACTCGGCGTAACCCCCAAACCGAGGTTGCCTGATGCGTCGATACGCATGCGTTCATTGCCGTTAGTGAAAAACCTAATCGGCGTGACGTTGATTGTATTGAGGGTCAGGCCGCTTGTAGCGTTTGAGGAGATTTCTCCTTCACGCCCAGAAGTAGTGCCAAGCTGAATTTGCGCCCCAGTGCTTCCACGAATGTCGAGCGCCTGATAACCAGTATCCGCATATGGGCTGCTCGTCCCAATCCCCACGTTGCCTGATGCGTCGATACGCATACGTTCGGTGGCACCGCACTGCCAAACATGCTGCGCGTCGGCAAAAACACCAGCGTTGTAGATAACGCCGTTGTCATTGGTTGATGTGGAGTTGAACGTGCTGATAGCAAGCCCACGGCCATCCACATTGGAGAACCGAGCCTGAAGGCTGTTTACCGCCCCAGCCACCCTGAGCCTTGCGTCAGGACTACTCGTCCCAATCCCAACGTTTCCCGAAGTGTCGATACGCATCTTTTCAGACGCACTGACCTCGAAGATCAGCGGGATGGACGTGGATGTAAAAACGGACGCAATAGAACCAGCCGTTCCCCCTGTGGTCAGGCCCTTGTCAGAAAACGCCATAAGTGTGGTGTCAACACCCGGTTGGGTGACAAACCACCCAGCGCCAGAGCCAGATGCAGGGCGGATACGAGCCACCGCAATGCCCGATGTCTGGATGTCCAAAACTTGCTCGGGTGTGCGGCCAATCCCCACGTTGCCGATATCAGATATCCGAAGCCGCTCAGCCCCACTCGTCTCCACCGTCACGGTATCAGCCGCAGGGAAACGGATCGCAGTGTCGGTGTCGCCAGAGTGGATGATCTTATCCGTGATCGTTACGTCACCAGTGGCCGTGATGGTTGTCCCGGTGATGGCTGCGGCAGACGATCCACCGATTACAGCGCCGTCCACAGTGCCGCCGTTGATGTCCGTTGTGGTCAACACAGAAGAGGCCAGCGTAACTACGCCAGTACTGTCCGCAATCGAACCCGCAGAGGTGCCATCCTTAGCCTTGATGGTGGTGACTTCAATGTTGGTGGTGTCCACGGTCGTGGCGTTGACCGTCGTGATGTTGCCCGTAGTGGCGGTAGCGGTAGTAAAGGTGCCAGCGCCAGCAGAAGAACCGCCGATTACGGTGCCGTCGATGGTGCCGCCGTCAATGTCGACCTTGGAGATGTTGACCTCGCCCGTGCCGTTGGGAGTTAGGTCGATGTTGCCATTCGTATTTGTCGAGATAATCGCGTTGCCGTTCAGATTCAGGTTGTCGACATCCAAATCGCCAACCACGTTTACCGACCCCGTCATCGTCAGCGTCGCCGTGTCGATCGTCACCGCGGTCGAAGCGTTGATGTCCAGCGTTGGAGCCGTAAGCTCAAGCTCCACATCAGCGTCAATGTCCAACTGCCCGTCCGCGGACGAGTTGATCTTGAGCGCCGTGTCGCGGAACTGAACCTCGGCCGTCGTGGTCATCTGGATGTTGTTGGCGCCCGACGTATTGCCGTTGGCCAAAACCTCGGAAAGCTCGTTGTTCGCACCGACCTGCGCATCCACATACGCCTTAATCGACTGCTGCGTAGCCAACGCCGTCGCGCTGTTGGACGCCATGTTGTCTTCGTCAAGGATCGCGGTCACAGACACGCTGCCCAAGCGAAGGCTGTCAAAATAAGCGTTGTTGAAGACGTTCGCCGCAATCGCGCCAGAACCGCCGCCGTTGAAGAACACAACCGCCGTCGTGCCCGCAGGCACCTCATAGTCGTTCGACGCGTTATACGTGCCTTGGAACAGCGTAAGCGCGCGGCCGCCCGTTAGGCTGTTACGGATGTAAACGATCTTCTCTGCGTCGTTGGGCGTTAGCTGCACAAAGGCCGTCGCGCCCAGATCACCGCCGTCAGTGAAGATAATCAAACGGTTGCGCCCGTTCGAGGCTGAACCGTCGCTGATGGCCAGCGCATTAGGCGAGCCAGAAGATCCGGCCGCCGGAAGAGTAATCGTGACCTGACCATCAAGCGCCGTGTCGATCAGCCCAAGGTTGACGTTGGTGGTATCCCCCCAAGTGCCCGACTGTTCGCCAGTGGCAATGAGCTCGATCCCGTTATTGAGGGTATATGTGCTAGGCATGGGTTAAGTCCTTATGCTGCGGTGCGGGTCCACCCGGGGCTCTGAGACACCGTCTCGTCGCTCCATGCGGGGGCTTGCGTTGGTTGGTCCGGAGTGTAACCCGGATTTTGATTTGGGACAATTCCCGCCCACGCGGGAATCTGCACAGGAATGTCTGGCCCATAGCTTGGGTTTTGGCCGGGGATAACGCGGCCCCAAACAAGAATTCGGCCAACAGCGCCGGTCATGCCGAAGCCGGTCAAAACCACCGTTGCATCCGCCGACGTCGCAGTCGTGCCGACCGCGCCCACAGCCAGCAAGCTGCCGACCGAGATGTTCGAACCCGCTTGCGCCACAACGGTGCCAACCGAACCGGTAGTCTCAAAACCCGTCACAGGAACGTTGGCCGCCCCGTCAATCGTGACCGTGCCGACCTGACCCGTGCCAAAGGCGCCGGTGACGGAGACGTTGGCATCCGCACTGACCGTCAAACTGCCGACAATGCCCGTTGCGGCCACGCCGGTCACATCGGCGTTGGCTGCGGCAATCACCGTCACGCCGCCAACCGCGCCGGTCATCTCCAGACCCGTCACAGGGACAATGGCGCCCGCCTCAACCGTGACCGAGCCAACCTGCGCCGTTCCAAAAACGCCGGTCAAAACAACGTTGGCCTCGGCAACAATCGTTACCGAGCCAACCTGTCCCGACGCCCCGGCATTTGTGATCGAGCCCTCACCAAAAGCAAGCTCGCCCCACGTGCCGCGGCCCCATCCAGTGAAGGGGACGACGGCCTCAACCATATCAGGCGATCCGAACGATGGCCGACGAGCTGTCCGCAGTTGGGAAGATGATCGTAAAATCGCCCGCCGTAGAGGTCTTGTCCGCGCCAAAGTCAAGTATTGCAACGGCCGGATTGCCCGCGGCAGTATCGTTGTAAATCATCGCTCCCCGCGCAGTAATCGTCGCGGTCGAGAAGGTGAAGTCGTTAAAGTCCAAAAACGCGGTCGTGCCGCTCGAGGTTGGCTCAACGTTTACCAACGTGCCGCCACCGGCAGTGTATCCCGCGCCACTGACCTCGTTGCTGGCGGTATAGGCCGTGGTCGCGGCCGTAAACGACGCCGAGTTTGTGTACAGCGCGATCTTAAACGTGTCCCCGCCTGCGGCCGAGAAGTTGTGCACGCCCTTCAGGAGTTCGACCTTAAAAGAGGTGCAAAGGAAGTTGCCCGTAAACGCCATGTGTCGGCCTCCTTATGTGCGTTGAATTTGAAGCTTGCCGTACCGATACTCGTCAATCGGTTCTTGTGCCTCGCCCAGATTCTTCATACGCGCAAGGCTTTCGGCAAAGCGCGTGTTGTAGACATTGAGCAAGTCCGGCTCGCCCTTCATGTAAGTATACGCTTCGATCAGCGCGCCGTATAGCAGCGTGATCTCTGCATTCTCACTTAGCCACGTCGTGCCCGACTCGGCTCCTGCAGTTAAGCTGGCAGGTCGATACAGGTAATGGATGTCGACGGTGTAGCCCGCATTGGGCGTCGGGGCCAAGATAAAGTTTTCGTAGTCGAACTGCGCATAATACTTAGGCACCCCAGTGACAGACGCATCCGGGTTGTAAGTCTGCACAAAGTCCAAGTTCTTGAACTCCAAGAACTGAATGTCGCTGCTACCGTCCGTCAAACTCAAAGAAAACGGCGCCAAAAAGTCCGACGGGGCCGCTAGGTATTTGTTGCCCGTCGACAGGTTGCCAAACTGGTTCTTTTGGAACAGGTTTAGCCGCACGCTCTTCAGAATGCGTTCTTCGGCCAAGCGGATGAACAGCGGTATGTTGTTGACAAAGCTCGCTTCGTCATTCTCGGTGTAATCCTGCACCGCCTGTTTTAGCTGAGCATACGTCATTGTCATGTGATCACCACCGTAATCTGCCCAACATTAGCAAAACCCGCCGGAGGCAGCAACGTAGGAGCTTCCACAAGAGGAACCCCCACAAAAACGCTTAATCCGGCAATAACGTCCGGGCGCGGATCCTTAAGAGCTTGGGGGTCAATGACCTTCCCGCGGGGCTCTAACTGAGGGTGCTTTGTCTCAAACTCATCGGGACCAACAAGCATGCCCGTCCATTCTTTGCGCATGATATTCAACGGATACCGAAACCCGGAACGGTCCGATATGCCGTAAGCGTTCTTGCCAGACGCAAACTTGGCCATCAACGATACCCCACAAACGGCTGAATCTGCAGGGAGGCCCTGTCACGGTCCTCGGACATGGCGCGGTCAAGCTCCTCTTCGTAGACGGCTTTAAGAAGCTGAACGCGCTGCGGAGAACGCTTGATTGCGATATAATACGCCAGCCCAGCCGCGAGCGCCGGGAAAAACCGGAAGGGCATCTGCAAGGTGTTCGTAGCAGTCGCCGCGTCGTCCATGCGCACAAGACGATCAAAAATCAGAATGTCCGTGCTATTGTCCGGCGCGGGCCAAACCTTGAGAACGGGGTTAATCTGCCGATCTACGTAAAACTGAGACACCCGTGACTGAGAAGTCTTGTCCGGGATGTTCAAGTAATCGTCACGGCTGATCCGGTCGATCCCGTAATCCGTCCCGTCACGGCGCACTACAACCGACAAAATGTCGATCGTGTCCGCACCCAACAAGTAGTCCCGCGTTCCTTGAACCACCGTCACCGACGTTTGCACAATGGTCCAACGATTTAAGCCGCGATTGGCCCAATCCGCCAGAAGCAGGTTTAGGGACCGCTTGGCCGTCTTGATGTCATAACCCGTCCGAGCCTCTAAGCCGCAACGCTCAAAGGCCTCTTCGATGTACTCCGTGACATCCAGCTCAAAGGTTTTGGTCCCAGACAGTGCCATGGCTTACTTCCTGTGCTTCGCCGTTTTCTTGGCGATCTTCTTTGGCTGTGCCACAAATTGCTTGCCTTTGCGAGTCCCTTCGCGCTTCGCGCGCGAGGTCGCCGCGTACTCCGCAGGGGTCAACGCATCACGAGCGCTTTTCGGAAGATACCGTTCGCCCGTAGCCTCGGGGCCTTGGGTGGACGGCTTCCCCGATTTAGTGCCCCAATCTTCCTTACCCCACTTTTTTAGGCTTTTCTGCGGGGCCTTCATTTGTATCCACCCCCCTTAGCCTTGTATTCTTTTGCGAGCATTTGGGCTTTGCGCGCGGACCACTGTCCCGGCGCTCCACCTTTGCTACCCGCCTTGATCTTTTCAAAAAGACCCTTGCGCATGGTCGGCTTTGTGTAATTGCCCGCCTCGTTGACTCTCGATTTGGGCTTTACAGGGGCGTTGGCCACTACATAGCGTCCTTCTTCACCATGCCGCCCATGCGCATCTTCTTTACAGCGCCGCCGTTGGCCATCTTATTGACCATGCCGCCCATGCGCATCTTCTTCACAGAGGTTTTCTTTGACTTGTCGTCCTTGGCCGTTTTTTTCGACTTGTCGTCCTTAGCCATTTTCTTCCGAGGGCTCATTGCCATGGTGCAGTCTCCTGTAAAGCGCTTCGCGCTGGTTGAACAACTCCGCCGCATCATATTCGGCCAGATACGCCGAATAGTAGCCTAATTTTTTAAGCTTGTCCGCAGCTTCTTGGACCTGACTCAGCCGTTGAACAAAAACCATTGCGTACTCTTCGGCAACAGCAGGCTCAAACGACCCATCATCCACAAACTCGTTCGCCGCATCTCTCGGGTGAAATCCCATAACCCAAATATCCGGATCCCCGAAGGTTCCGGAAGAAATCGCTTCGTTAAGATCATCCAGATATGTGTGAAATTCCCCCGAATCGCGAGAAACCGAGCGATCCACAAGGATCACAAGATCGGTAAACCGGTCAAAGGTCGACAAAACAGTCGTCAGTGTTTGATCCCCCGGCTGACCGAACAGGATCGTCACCTGATTTTCGCGCCATGCCGCTTTGGCATACGGGCACGGCGGCAAGTTGTTAAAGTGCGGGTTGGTTTTTTCGAGCGCGTGTGCCGACCACGCGCGTATCTCTTCTAGGATCTTTCGCTCGTCAGGCGCGTAAAAGTCAGTTGCGGCCATGAATCATGCGCTCCTCAACAGTTCCATGCTCGCAAAGATTTATTGATCCGGCTGTCGGGATCGCGCTTGGTCTTCTCGCTCGTGAGCTTCGCCTTCATCCCAGACATCCGGGCACAAAAGCTTTTTCGACGCGCCTTGTCTTTCTCCGTTTTAGGCGTCGGCGCAGGGGGCTTCAGGTTCATACCTTGGGCTTTCGCCGAAGCTCGGCCCTTGGCGTTCAAGCCCCCAGCGGGGTTCTTCCCTTCTTTACGGGTCCACGCTGGGGTCTTGGCCATTGCATCGTCACCCGTAGTACACGTTGATGGAGTCAAGATTCTCCGCGTAGACGTACACGCCAATCCGAGCGAGGAAACCCTCGTCGGGAATGCTGAACCCGTTGAAGAAGATGTCGGTGGCAGACGTGTGATACGTAGCAAGCCAACGGGCGTTATAGCCGTTCTGCTTGTTGGAAACATAGCGGCAGACGGTGCTGGTGGCGATAGTCCCGCTGTTGATGTCGGTTAGCGTGAAGGTGTCATTACCCG